TCACCTAGTTGAGCAAACAATAGCCTTGAAGCATCTGGCCCTAGAGCCGCTTGCACGGAACTGATAAATGCAAGATCCTGCTCTGGCCCCATTTCGTTGAGCATACGACTAACCTGGGCTGTCTCTTCCTTCGTCATAATAACAGGCGCAAGAGATAGGCTAGTGCGCTGATAGACGCCCTGCACTTCTAAGCTTTGCCCTATTCTCTCTTGTAGCTTTGCGGCAAAAGTCTCGCTGGCGAAATCCGCATAATCAACGTCATTTAAGGTCACAACGCCGTTGCGATTTGCCCAGGGAAGCGGATCATTTTCGACGGCAGTATCCAGCGCATTGAGCCGACCACGCATAAACTGCAATACGTCTATTTGTGTCCGAGTTTTGTCCTCTACTGTCTCACGTTCTGCAATTTCTTCCCTTAAATCGTTGCCGTTCATTTCCTTCATTTCTGCAGCGGCTACTTTGACCGTGTTGAAATACTCAACCTTGGCCGCAAGATCTGCATATTCCGCTGGCGTTTGCGATTGCTTGGCTGCATCGAGCTGCACTTGCAGAGCGCCAACATCTGCATCTGATGGTATTTCACCAATCTCAGTATTTTCAATCAACCGGTTTAGTGTACCCTCGGCTTGCTTGCCTATTTCTGCAGTTATTAGTCGCTGGTGTTTTTCATAGATCGTAGGCCCGTCAATATATGTAGACGTAGCGCCAGCACCTTTTAAAAGCTTTACCTGGTCGGCCTCATTTAAAGATCTAAGAAGATGATAAACCTTTTGCCCCTCTGGGCTGACCCCTTCGCCCTCGGGCGCGTCTGTGCTTTTGTCGCGCAGCGCTTTGTGGATTTCATGCACAGTAAGAACCGAGCTATCGGAACTGTTCACAAGATTATTCAGCGCCCTTTGGGTGCCGCGCAAAACCATTGCGTACTCTTGCTTGCTTAGGTTCTCACCTTTGCCAAGCCCGAGCTGCACCAGGCGATCACCGTTTAGCTTCACCCCGGCAATAACGAAATCAATCTCTGACAGGCTATCGCTATTAGCTATAGTGTTCTCGCCGTTTACATAAAGCTGAGCCTGGTTCGCTGCCGCCACCGCCGCTACCTTGCGGTCAATGTCATTGCGTAATTGGAACCTGTTTTGTAATTCTAGCTGCCCAAATTTAGCGTCAAACTGAGTTAAGGCGTAGCGGTTCTTGCCGACTTTCTTTCTCAGCTCATTTTTAATTTGCGCGGTTTCTTGGTTCCAAATGGGGTTATCCCCATCGAGCACACGGTTATAATCTGTTGACTTGGCAAGCTCGTCTCTGCGCGTCCGTAGCGTCTCCTGAGCGCCCAGCATGGCCTCATTAAGATCATTCTCGACTTGCACCTTATAGCGAGCGTTTGCGTACTCACCGGCTGCTTGAGCCGCTGTTTGCAGCACCTCACCTTTGCGCAATTCTGCCTGGATAAATGGCGTTGCGTTCATACGCGCACGTAATGATTGGCCTGGCGCTTCGCGGGTTGCTGTAGCGTCAGCATTGTAAACGGGTATTCTCATGTGAACAGCCCTCGATTATATCCCAATGTCGCTGCATCGCCAACACTGCCTATTAAAGCGGTTCGGCCTTGCGACTTTAATCCGGATGCCGTGGCGTCACCGCCCATGCGCGTAAGCTCAGCATTTAGTCTAGCGTCCTCAATAGCGTCCGTAATTTGCATATTTGCGATTTCATTGTTGAATTTATTAACTGATTCCTGATAATCAAACTCTGCAGCATTGGCGCGTAAGATCTCAAAAGGCGTTCCAGACTCAACTTCATATCCAGCATATCCCGCCGCCGCTCTCACTGTGCCTTGAACGTTTCGCTCAAAAGCTTGTTTGCCGCGCTTAGTGTCGATTGCAAATAGACCGTTTAAGATACCGCGCTGCCTACTAAGGAGCCCCATATCTCTTTCAAACATTTGCGCGTTGAACTCTGCAGCTCGTTGCGCTGCCCCCGCCGCTTTTTTTGACGCACTACGTGCTGAAAGGCCCCCCATCAAAGAGGTGCCGATTGAAATAGCGGTTAAAATGTTCATTGGAATTTTCTCATATGTCAAACGTGTTCATACGGGGATAGAACGCGAGCACGGTCATGGGTAAAACCTGTGACTGCCGCACGTATATCCGATCATCATTGTCGAACCCCCCAGAGAACTCGATCGTCTTATCGCCCGAAAATAAAGGGATGCCATTATCCATTAACATTGAGCTGTCTCTAAAGGGTATTCGGTCTATCTCTGTGGCACTATTGCCCACCTCGATACCAACCGTTTCAAACAGCCTGAGTGTAACCGCATGGATCCTTTTAGGCTTGCCCTGGCTTGTTCCGTCCTCGCTTCCAGATTCGATCCTCATTGTTTGCATTTCAGACGTGTAGCTAAAGCCAACCGCTGCCGTTGTAGAAGAATAATCTAATGTTATACCGCCGCCGCTGACAGTCTCATCGGGGTGCGTTGCGCCATTTGCCAAGATAGCAACCGATTGCCCTTCGAGGTGATACAGGCCGCTTAGTGACGTTACTGCAGATCCGCTATACGCTAGGCCGCTATCAACAAAAAACGCCGCTGTTGTAACTGATCCGAAATCAAAGGGTTTTAACACCTCGACATATCTTTTTGTCTGTGAATTGATCGTGCGCTTCACAATCAGGTATAAGTCATCATTGCCCGTGTCGGTGGGCAGTGGTGCTATGCTTTCAACAACTGCCTGGCCGCTGCCAAACACGCCGCCGATTGTGTGCTTGTGCCATCCCACGACTTCTTCCTCGCGCCGGTATGTAAGGCCCAGGAGCGTCCCGTCTGACCTCAGAGCCCATACAATGCTTTCAGGTTCTTGTTGATACGCGAACTGAGTTATACCGCCCTGGCTAATATGCTCAGCGAGTATCGTCATATCTGGGGCCGCGTATCCGCTGGTATTTACATCACCGACAAACTTAAACTCTCTGACCTTTCTGGCCCCACGCTGCAGAAATAAAGTCACATCTGCGACCTGGACAGGCTCGACATTTGCCGTGCCATAATTCGAGTATTTGCGGATAAGCGTTGTTGTGGGCGTCACAGGCCCGTCATTCGTAGACGTTAGGACAAACTCGCCGCCTGTTGTGCCGATTGCCAGGACACGCGTGGAGCTGAGATAGCGAATACTATCCACAGTATTCGACGCGATTGTGTATATCAGGGCGTCATTATCCCCGGTGCCTACTGTAAAATTATTATAGTCGGCATTTTTGCTAAACCAGATTGTTTGCGGATTAGCTGCAGTGCTTGCATATACTAGCCGCTGTTCAAAAAACGTGACAACGCTGGGATAATTACCGCTGGTATTTAGCGCCGGGCTTGGAGATCCACCAATGGAAGGCGTGGCAAAAGTCCAATTGTTATGATCCGAGCGCGTTAGGGTGCGGATTGCGTATTCTGGATGCACGAAATACATTGTATCGGCTGACTGCACAAAGCGCACATCTGGCACTTTGGCCTCTGGATATGGCGTTGCCAGCTCGAATATTTCCGTAGCTGTGCCGCCGCTTGTATATGTTGTGAAGCTAGTTGTGTTTATTGCTGCACCGAATAGATCCGTAAGCGTGAATGTATTTGTCGTGCTATTAGCAACCCGGTAGTTTCTGCCGTTCAGCTCGGTCATACCGCCAACTGAGGCTATGAATATTTCATCGCCATTGCTAAAGCCGTGAGAGTTGCTTGTCAGAACGCCAGGGCTTGCCTTGGTTGCCGCTGTGATTGTCTTAGCTGTAGCATTTAGAACCTGTGCGCCATTACGATAGACACGCATAATTTCATTACCAAACTCTAAAATATACGTGTCGGTTGATTTAAATTGAAATGGTATTAGCCTGGATTTTACTGAGCTTGATTTAACTTCGCCTAGATATTCTGTGCCTGGACGCCGCTTTGTGCCGCCCGTTGGCATAACGATCATATTCGTAAGATCTGCCAGACCTTCCTTGTACTTCTCTAGGCCCGTCCTGCCCTCGAGCAAGGGGGATATTTCCCCGGCACTAAAGGATGAGAATGATGGAGCGGATCTAGCCATTACATACGCGCCTCGATGAAGTCACTGGCCTCAATGCGTTGCGGTGCGCCTTCGGTTGCGTTGACGTTTCTTGCCGCGCTAAGCTTCTTTATATAGGTTGCTTCCATATTGGCACGAACAGTATTAGAGCCCGTCACTGTATAGGCTATTTCTGCAGCAAGGCGCTGAGATAAGGTATCAATCAGGCTGGCGTCATATTCATTAGGATCCTCGATCCTGGCGATATACTTGATTTTGGCCGTGCCTTCGTCTGTCACAATGTTTCTGCCCTCGACAACAAACACCGGGCCACCAGACAGGCTGTGCATATTGTCCTGGGGATAGCTCATAGAACCGTTAGAGAACTCCAAGACCCTTAGACAATACGGATCCGTTGGCAGGGGATAGTAAAAGGCATATCCGAAATCAGGCGTTGTTGCGGATTGCGCTAATGTTGTGCGTCTGACCAGGCAATTCCAGCTATGTTGACGAAACAGATCGTCACGTATGCCAGGGTACTTTTGATTAATAACACGCGCAGCTTTTGAATTTTCATCGAACGCCGCGATATTTGACGCCCCTAGCAGATTTAGGGCTGAATTAGCTATATCAACTGTGCTTGTCATGGCCTACCTCAGAAAGAGTAAACCCCCGCCTTCGCAGTGCGAAACCTGGCCCGGCAGGGGAAGGAAGGGCGGCGAACCGCCCCGCCGTTGTTTAGTCAGTCGCGTACTTAATCGTAACCTCGATTGTACCCGTTCCTGCCGCGCCACCCATGGTCGCAGTGACCATAACGCCATCACCGTCAGCATCCAGAACCGTGCCGCTTGCGAGCGCCAGGGTTGCAAGAATATCGACTTTTTGAGCTGCAGTAGACGCCGCTGCAGCTTTATAGGCTGCTGGCGCTGCACTTACCGCAGTACCATCAGCGTTAGAATACGCTGCATGGCCGACACTGAGCGTTGTGCTAGATGCAAGCGCATCATGGGCAAGTGAGCCCTCAATGAGCCGCGCACCGTCAGGCAAGCGGAACATTTCGATTACATCACCAGATGCCAGGCTTGACGCTTCATAAACCGAGTGAGCAACACGAATGCGAGCCCCCAGGTTATTTGAAGGGTTTTTAACAACCGGTGTTGCGCGTGAGTTTGTCCGTTGGACACTATATCTTGTTGCCATTGGTCAATCCCCCCTATTCTGCGCACGGCACTTCAACAACCATGCTCTCTTGCATGCGTGTCGCGCCGATACTTTGTTGATAGAAAACCTGCGTGGCATAGCCCTTGTCAGGCCGCACATCGACTTTTGCTGTTGGGTTCATACCAACCGCAAGCTTTAAGCCGTCTTGTGCGAAAGCAATAACCCGGCGATGTGACGAACCATTCACCTCCAAGCGATTGCTTGTGATAAAGGTAAATCCACAAAACTCCGTAACGCTGCCTTGAACAAGAGCACGTACCGTATTGAAGTCTGCCGAAGTGACGGTAGTGCTATTAAGCAGATCCGACATTTGCTTTGGCGCAACAACAATAAAGCGCTTGATACTCGGGTCTACAGATCCTTCATCGAGGATTTGCTTTGCCGAAATCAGCTTTGCCAGGGTAAGCCCCGCGCTGCCATGTGGCACGACATTCCCTGATGGGAAAGTTACGCTTGTACCACCGTCTTTGCCAGTATTTGCCGCTGCAAAAGCCGAAGCGATGATCGTATCATCCATTCGACGTCCCATTGCTGCAGCACCCGCACGAACATAAGTTGATTGCGGATCTGTCAACATACGGATCTTATCTTCATCATCAATAAGATCTGCGTATACATAATCCCGAAGGGCAACTTGACGCCTCGAATGGGGTGTATCTTGGATTGGCGTATCCTGGTGACGTGTGGTTTTCTCGATAGCGGAAACTGCTCCCACCTGATCGAAAAAGGCCTTCTCGCCTGTGACGCTTTCCTCATCCACGCAAGCGCGGAGTAAAGATCCTTGCTGTTGAGACAGCATTTGGATATTTGCGGAAAACTGATTCACAAACGCTGTAGTGATTTCGCTCGACATAATCGAACTCCTTCATTAAGCTATTGTTTTTTCAGGGTTATTTTCGCCGCGGTTATCCGTAATGGGCCGTGCTCAACGCTTAGGTTCGTTACTCCACTTGTCGCTGGGGCTTAGAAAGATCTAAGCTTATCCAGCTTCACCGCTCTCAATCCGAAATAGTCTTTCGGCTTCAGCAACGTATGTCTTGTGTTCGGGGTGGCGATGATCCAGATAAGGGCCGCTCGCCATGATTTCAGAGATCTTTCGACCCGCTTCCTCTGAGGTCATAACGAGCTCAGTAGGTTCACCGATTATTTTATCTTCGCCAATTTCCTTGGCAAACGCGCTAAACATGCGGATAATATCAGGATGATCACCCAATAATCTGCCATCTGCGAGCTCAATTTCATTAAGAATTTCCGATTTATTGCCAAGCAATTGCCTGGCCGCGCCATTTGCAAGCTGTAGTTGTTGCTCAAATGCCTGGCCGTATTCTTGCTTTAGCTCAGCTACCCCTTCCTGCAGGAGCGTATCAGCGTGATCGTAGCGCTCAACTTCCATTTGCTCCAAGGAGCCATCCATGAAAGACGCGATAGTTTGGGCTTGTTTGTTATTAAGCCCCGCCTCATGTGCGCTTTCTCGGAACGCCTCGAGTGTGCTATCCCCAAGCTTTCCTTCCAGGCTGATTTCATATTTGGTTGGCGCTTCGGGCCTACCACTTGCGTTGTAAAACTCGCCCCATTGATCGTCCGACCAATTCTCAGCAGGCCGGGCCATATTATCAGCGCCGACCATGCGCTCTAGGTGCGTGTATGATTTCGCAAGATTATTAACGTCTTTGAACTTTTGTAAGCTCGGGTTGCCTCTGTTTTCTTCGTTTAGTGTATCCAGAAAGCCTACCTCAACCGGGGCTTCCATTGCCACGTCTTGAGATCCCGTATCAGAGATTGCCTCATCGCTCATATTTTAATTACCTTTTGGTTTGCTTTCCTCGGTGATCATCCTGGCGATATGCAGCATGGCGCTGCGTTGACCTTCAAGGAAAGCACTTTGATAAGGGTCGCCAGGAACAAAGGTTGTTTGATCGTAGTTCAGCCGGGCTTTTAGATCTGCCAGGACAATATCCCCGTCACCGTCTGAGTTAAAAACAAGACGGTACGAGCGCTTTACATCTTCTATTTTCTTCATTGCGGCAGACCGCCGGGCAGACCACCAACCGCCTTGACCATTGGCGCGGCCTTTTGCATTTGCTCTGCGGCCATCATTTGCTGTTGTTGCTGAGCTTGCGCGGCCTCTGCCTCTGCCTGGGCCTCGCGTATTTCAGCAACCTGCGCGTCTGATCTTATCACCTGGGCCGGTATGCCCGTTATATCGACCAGATATTTTACCAAGCGGTCTGAATCGAGATAATCCATTACAGGCGCTATTTCATTGACTTGCATAAGCACCTCGAACCCGCGCAACATTGATTGCAGATCCGTTAGCTTTTGAGCTTTTGCCAGGGGAGATACATACTCAATATCTATATCCTGGCCCTGTAAAGCCTCAGGGGGGGTTGGGAGCAGCCCCGCCCTGAGTAGCAAGCCAAAGCACCGTGAAATCATGGGCTGCAATAGCTCACTTTGGAGGCGACCCAAAACTGGCCCGAGTAGTCTCATACGCTCTTCGTTGCGCTGCAGCACTTCCGTTGCAGTTTGCTGCACACCGCCCTGGCTTAGAATTTGGTCTATGAAAAACGCCTTGTTGATTGCTTCCCGGCGCTGATCTTCCATTGCCAGGCCCAGAGGATTATTCGCGCCGATCTGCATGGGCTCAATGCGATCCCTGGAACCTGATCTATAAAAATTCAAGCTTCCCGGCGTAGTGCGCACAGGCAAAACGAATCCATCGTCTGGCACCATTAAAGGAGGATCTATTTGTTTTTGGGCTGCGCGGATCGAAACTTCGCACATTTTATTAAGCATTTTCGTATCGGGCAAAGCGTTCATCGAGACGGATCTGCCATAACTTGACGTGCTATCCTTGCTCATTCTTGGCGTCAGAAAACACATTTCATCATAGCCGCCTTCGCTCAAAAGCATCTTTGTTTCAGCATGATAATATACTGAGGCAAAGGGCTTAGACATTTTCGAAAGCTTGCCGGTTGTTTCGCCTCGAGGAAACACGCAATGTATAATATCATGTTCTTTATATGGGTCGGTCTTTAGATCTTTAAGACATGCCTGGGGAAGCTTATCCTCGCCAAAGCGCTGCGCCATTGCTCGAGCAGACAGACGAAACTTGCGAAACACCGTATCCACAATGTCATTTGCGTTCTGGGATATGTATATTTCTGCAATATGCCTGGATTGAAAGCGCAAGCCGTCCTGATCGCCCTCGACATACATTGCCGCCGTTCCAAAAGTCACCAAATCATAATAAAGCTCATGCACTTCTTGCTGAAAATTAGACCGATTGAACTGTTGGTACATTTGATCAATGGCAAGCTCGAGCCATTCATTTGCTTCATCGTCGCCCTGCAGCATAGGATCTCTGTATCGCATGCTAAACCAGGGCGTTGAGGGGCTTGTGAGCATGCCATGCAATGAGCTGGCGAGTAATTCAACGGCATGTATTGCAGTGCCATCGAAGATCCGCTCTGTGCGCTTGTCTCCCTGGGTGCGTTTTTTAGTAATGTCTGCCTTTCTAGGCAACATAAAGTCAGCGAGCTCCTGCCAATGGCTCTCCCAGTTACTTCGCTGAGATTGTAACTGCTGAAAGCGCCTGTCCAGGTCGGCAACCATTGGCTTAATTTGCATTAATACAGCCCATATGTTTGCATCATAGATCGCCTCTTGGCTTTTTTAGGATCACCGCCCTTAGATTTGCCAGACATCTTTTGATTAAGACGCTCGAGGGGATCCACGGTATCCCTGCGCTTTGCAGGCTGAGAGGCTTTCGCGCCCATTTCACCAGCAATATTGCGCTTTTTCATCATCATCATCTGATTAATCCACCCATCAAAGAGCGTTTCTTGCGTGTGCTATCCTCCCCAGCAAGTAACCCAGCCGGGCTTGTGGCAATTGTGGAAGATCTGCCCGTCTTATTTGCATCGAGTAAGGCTTGTTCTGTTGCGCCAACAGCATCGGCATTAGGCAAGCTAGGCGCTGCGGCTGAGCTCATGGCAGACCTTCTAGCTAGATCTTGGTAATACCTATTCGATTGAGCGACACCGCTGTCATCTTCTTTATATAAAGCAGAGGGGTTGTTACGCGCATTTTCACGATCAACCGTTTTGCGGGTGCGGGCTTCATATGGTGTTTCGTAGTCATCATAAAACCCATCATTTCTTTTGTCTGGATCGTCCTTCATGCCAGTGCCAATCGCAAAGTCATTCGCCATGCTGCTGAAAAAATCGCCAACACTGTCTAAAACAGATCGTCTCGCCATATCTATCTCCTACGCCGCAAAGACGTTATAGCTACTCAACGCCTGTTGCTGTGGCGCTCGCATTTTGTTGTTTCCAATTCTCAAGCCAACGGCCAAGTACCTAAACGCATCTGCGCTGTGGCTCGAAAAATCATGCACAGGGGTCGCTCTAAACGTCCTGGTGCGCTCGTTATAAGCCCTGTGATACTGTCTGAGAGCCTCGAGCCCTACCTTCGTCTTATCTCTGTCAAACCAGCACTTAGGAATAAGCATCTTCGCTGCATGTATGCCATCCTCAAGCCCAAGCTTGGGAACAACGCGGAAGTTAAGACCGAGATCATAAGCAATCTCCCTGCGACTTTTCCCGGTTCCTAACTCCCTTTGCTCAATGTCATGCGGAGCAAAGTGATCCTGGTATAAATAACCCTTGTCAGACAAAACCTTGCAAT